ATCTGTCGCTATTGCTGACGATGAGGCACGACCAGCGCTGCAAGCTTTAGTTGTCGCCACGAAAGATGTCACGAAAGCTCAAGACCTTTTAAACCTTGCCATAGATATTTCAGCCAGCACAGGTAAGGACCTTGCAAGCGTATCTGAGGCTTTGGCTAAGGGTTACGCAGGCAACATGAAAGGCTTGCAACAGCTGTCGCCTGAACTTAAAGCAATGGTCAAGGACGGCGCCAGCCTTGAAGAGGTGTTGGCAACCCTTGAAACTAACTTTGGTGGCGCTGGCGAAGCGGCCGCTAACACTGCAGCTGGTGGCATGAAGAAGTTGGGTATCGCTTTTAACGAAACTAAAGAATCTATCGGCATGGCGTTCTTGCCTGTCTTTGAAAAATTGTTGCCTGTCGTCCAAAAGTTCAGCGCATGGGCAGAAAAAAACCCTCAACTGCTGGCGGTAGTCATTGGCGCTATGGGCCTACTTGCTGTCTCGATTCTTGCTGTCAATGCGGCCATGATGTTAAACCCTGCCGTAGCGATCACCGCCGCTGTTATTGCTTTAGGCGTCGCTGTCGTTATGGCATACAAGAAATTTGAAGGGTTCCGTAACGTAGTCAGGTCTGTTGTAAACGGCGTTTTGTCTTATGTTGAGTTCATGGTCAACGGTTGGATTAAAGCCGTCAACCTGATTATTAAAGCGATGAACCTGATACCGGGCGTGGACATTAAAGAGATAGGCGGCGTTAGTTTTGGGCGTATGGGCGGCGAGCCGGGCGCCGCTCCGGGCGTGCATGATTCGGGACAGTCTCGAGCGCCTTCGCTGTCTAGTAACAGTCGTGGCATGGGCGGCTCTACAGGTAGCACTGTGACTGTCAATGTGCAAGGTGCAGACCCTAACGCAGTTGTACAAGCGCTACAAAGATATGTCAGGACTTCGGGACCTGTGCCAGTAAACATTCGAGCGATGTAATGCCGAAACTTACATGGCAAGTTCTCAACAATACGCAAGCCGATTTGGACATTACGCAATATGTGCAATCGCTGAATTTTACTTTGGGGCGGCCTACAGCATTGTCACCATATTCAGGCAACAGCGCCACTATCACAATGTTTTCTTATGGCGGCCGTGAAAGTTCTATGAACGTCAACGACTATATTTTTATTAAAGCCGAAGCTACTGGCGGGACAAACAAGATTTTACTTCAAGGCCGGGTCGCTTCACGAAACTTTAGCGACGAACCAGGTACGGGTATCAACAGCACAATGACCGTCAGTATTAACGACCAAATGTTGCAAGCTGGTATGGCAAATTTGCAAAACGCAACTTTGTCTAGCGCCACTAATCAAATAGATTCGGTAGACAATTTGTTGCCACAAATAGAAATAACCGATTACGGGTCGCTTGTCTCAATGTCTACTGGTGTCTTCACTGTTAACGCCAACCAGCGCATAAACGAAATCATTGCCGCTGACCGTGGCGTCATGTTTAACTCCGATGCCACTAACTTAATCACCTATTTTAATCCTTCACAATTTGATAACCTTACCAGTACAGCCGTTACTATCGGGCGTACTACTTCGGCGACACAAATTGCGTACCAAGACTTGGTTCGTGTCGAGGCAGCTAGTAACAGTCTTTTCTATACGCAAGCAACCGTCACGGGTTCGGCTTCCACAGAAACAAAAAGTAGTGCAGCGTTAACCACTTATGGGACAAGAACTTTTACCGCTACAACAGCGCAAAGTAATTTAGTTGCGGAGACAGCAGAATGGTACGCAAACGCTTTCAGCGACCCTGAAGTAGTGATGTTAAAGTTGTCTTTCAGCGATGTCGCCCAAAATTCGGCGGCCTTGGTACTAATCAACAGTTTATTTTTAGCTAACAAATTTCTTGAAGTGTCGTATACGCCACCAGGCGAATCAGCGGTAACAGGCTACTTTTGGCCTGAACAAATCACTTTTAACGCCACAACAAGCAAAACGACTGTCGACATGTTGATGTCGCCTTTGACGTATTACGCCAATTTCATTTTGAACGACGACATTTTCGGGGTTTTGGGTGGTGTACCCACATACAACAGCGAAATAGATTACGATGAGATTGGATTCATTTATGACGACAGCAACGTTGAACAAGGTTCAAGGTTAGGGGTTTAACATGGCGAGTACATATCCCACAAGTTTAGACGCTTTCACTAATCCGACTTCCTCGGACCTTTTAACTTCGCCGTCACATTCACAGCAGCACAGCGACATTAACGACGCTGTAGAAGCGCTCGAAACAAAAGTCGCTATTGGTAACACTGTGCTAGGGACATACACCAGCTACACGCCTACCTATCCGTCCGGACTTACCGTAGGCAACGCCACGGTGACTAGCGCCTACTGCAGGGTAAATAACTTTGTGCACTATTGGGGCCGTGTCTTGTGGGGTAGCACAACCTCTATCAACACTTCGGGCCTACAGGTCAGCCTGCCGATTACTGCAGATACAGGTTTTGTGACTGGACCGAATAACAGTTTTGGTACCGCTGGCTTACGGAACAACACATCGTCTAACAACTTTTTTCTGATCTGCAACGCTGTAAACGGCACAGCTACCGCCATGAACATTGTGGCCCAGCTGGCGTCAGGAACCTATGTGACAACCACAAACATTACGACGACAGTCCCATTCACACAAATCCAGGGCGATTCCTTTTTTTGGAACGTCTACTACGAAGCAGCGTAAACAATGGCGATTTCACCTAATACAAGCTTTTCAGCCGGGCAGATTTTTACTGCAAATATGGCTAATGCCTATCCTTTTGGCGTCTGTGCTTTAGCGTCAAGCAGCACCAACTACACGCTTACTACATCAACTGTGATTGCTACAGGAATGACAGCAACATTTACCGCTATCACAGACAGGCTGTATCGCATTACCTATAACGAACCGCAAGCAAACACATCGTCAGTTTTAAACCAGTACACACAGACACAAATTCGACAAACCAACGCAGCAGGCACATTACTTAGCACCGCCATTCTGCAAACAAACGTTGCTTTAACCATTAACGGAAACATGACCGCTATTTATGTTGGTACTTTCACCGCTGGTTCCGTCACTGTTGTAGGTTGCGCTTTAACTACTTCGGTTACAGGCGCACCAGTTTTAAGCAGAGTGGCGACAGCAAAAGCACAAATAATCGTTGAGGACATCGGGCCGTCATGAACATAACCAACCCACCCAAAGCGCTCATCGTCCTGTTTGGTTTAGCTTCTATCACTGTGCTTATGGCGCTTGGCAAAATTGAACAGTCAGCAGGAACAGGACTCATCGGTTCCATTGTTGGGTACGGAATAGGCAACGGTATTCGAGGGACAACCGAAACGCCGCCAATTATCGGCAGGAAACCTAAGTGACGATACGGCCCTATACCGGGCTGAAAGATTCTGTGCACGCAAAACCTCGAGCAGGCACGACAGCGTTCGTCAAATATCTAGAATTCTTGTTTGATGTCAAGTGTCTAGGGATATTCGGCGACCGTCAAATTAAAGGTTCAGGCATGCCCAACCCGCCTAAATCTGTGCACTCGACATGGCGAGCCTTTGACCTTGGCGCTAAAAGTAACGCTCGCTACAAGCTCATAGAGTTTCTGTATACGCACAGAGACATTCTTGGCATAGAGGCGATACATGATTACAGCAACACTTTTAAACCGTCCCGTTTTGGTTGGGGCGCTGCCTACAAATGTGATCGTGACGCTTGGAAGATCTACGAGAAAAACACTATCGGCAGCAAAAACGGCACCTGGGTACACGTTGAAATCTCGCCCCTTTTGGCAGATCACCCCGACATTGTGGCTCATGCTTTTGAGACAATCTTTAAGGGTCCTTGACATAGCGCCTACCCTTCGGTAAACATAACCCGACCTTAACCCCGACTAAAGGACACGAAAATGTATAAATACCTTATGGCTTTGGCTTTGACCTTTACAGGGTTAGCAGTGGCTTATGGCGGCGGTAACCCTCCTACCGAAGCCGCCCTGCTAGCCAACCCTGTTTACGACACTGTAGACATACTGACCCCTGAGCAACAGATCGCCCGCATTGAGGCTTTAAACGCCTCTACAGCGCCTCCGCTACCCGAAACGACTGTTCCTGTCGTGGACGCTTTTGCGTCCTACAAATGTGGCGTATGGTTCCCGCTGGCGATTAGCCAAGGCTGGCCCGATAACCCGATAGTGCTCAAAACGCTCGACCGCATTATGTGGCGTGAATCTCGCTGCACGCCAGCTGCCGACTCGGGACCCGATCACGGTTTAATGCAGATCAACCAGATACACACTAAATGGATTACCGATCTTGGTTGGACCTTTGAGGACATGAAAGACCCTGCCGCCAATTTAAGGTTTGCTTGGCTTTTGTACTCGGGCCGTGAAGCGAATAACCAATGTGGCTGGACGCCTTGGTCAATCAAATGTTAAGTAACCGTTTCGCCTGGCAAGACTTAGCGGCATGCCACGACACCCCTACCGTTCTGTTTTTCCCTACTAACCCTCGAGACAGCAAAAAGAACCTTGAGATTATTAAACCGATATGCGACGCCTGCCCTGTGTACAGCGACTGCTTCGCTTACGCCATGTCGTTTGGCGAGAAACAATTAACGGGCATTTGGGCTGGCACTACAGAACGCCGACGCCAAGAATTGAAACGATCGTGGCTTTGTGCCGTACCGGCATGATATGTTCCGATTACCCGACAACCCGAAAGGACCCGACATGAATGAACAGTTAAACGAAATGACAAAAGCGATCACTAAAGCCGAGATCGCTATGAAGGCGGCATATTGGGAGTTAGAGCGACAGCGCTCGGACATTGACCAGCTGTGCAAATGCCTATTTGAGTTGGCGTACACAGCTGAAGAACACGGTATCTATCTCAGCAACATGACTAAGACATCACAAGACACCATTGTCGCTATGAGACTCGGCGGCTTCAAATGAACTTGGGCGACTATGTAGACGTACCTACACGGTTCAGGCTGGCGCTCGACAAGTGGCCTGACCTACGAGTAGTAGAAACACCAGCCGAAGTGGTCACGATCGGCGACAGAACGTTTATCAGCGTCACTGTCAAGGTTTACCGTGACCTGTTAGACCTGTTGCCTTGTGTCGCTACGGCATGGGAACC